CTTGCGCAGGGGGGCTGTTACGGTTTGCGACCCGTATCTAACACACCCTCAGGATGTGCCTCAACCAGCCCATATTTATTACTTGTGGCACTGCACCCCAATGATTCAGGTGCGGTCAGTTCGTCAGTTGTGGCCCTGACGTACCTTTTTCACCTTGCGATGGCTCCTTGAGGCCATCTCGCTCCGCATCATGCACCTTGACCAACTGGCCGACCGCGTTTTGCTCCGCATCGACCGGCAACGCGATCACACACGACACCAAGACCCGCCCTGGAGTCATGCCCGCCGCCGTCCCTCGCCGGATGGCCACCACTCCCGGCTCCTGCAACTCTGCGATGAAGCCAATGATGCTCGAAGTCGGCAATTCGACCAGAACCTTGTCCTTCAACGCCAACTTGTTGCCGATTCGGTCTTTCATGCGCTCTTGCCCTCCCGATTTCCACGTCGCAGGGCTTCACCCCTACCGGAAACAGTTTCTTACGGTAGAAACTACGGTAATACATTAAAGGGTCCCCGGCGATTATGCGTGGACTCCCCGGCGATTATGCGTGAAACGCTTGCAAGTGGTTGATTTTTGGTTCCCGGCGATTATGCGTGGAAAAGTCATTGATTTCACAGATTTTATGTGGAAAAGCCCCGAAGGAGACGACCTTCGATGGCTTATCCCGGCGATTATGCGTGATTATCAGTTTATTTTTGAACAACTTGGCGTTTTGTGATGGTGATGGTTTTGACTACCACCCTTCTCTCCTCCTCCTGTGGAAAAGGGTCATCGAAGCGGCGGTCATCCGCGAACATCGGTATCTGCTTCGGCTCCGTGTAACCAGCCCACAGTTTGCGCTCAGGAACCGCCAGCGGCCCCGCGTAGAGAACCAAACCCGTTTGACTCTCGCGGATATTCAGATCACGGTAGACCTCGGCCTTCAGATGCCGAATGATGGCCCGAATTTCCGACTGGAAATGGTCTAGTCGCGAGTAGCTGTAGCCCATCGCATACTTCAGCGACCCCCAGGTGATCGCCACGCTCCGCTGACCGCTCACGACGAGGCTGTAGACGCGGCGAGTGACCCAAGTGTAGAAGTCGTATTCCATCGACCCCTTGATGCGCGAAGCAGCTTGCAGGTCGATGGGAACGGCATTCTGAAACAGGTCGTCACAATAGGCTTGTGACGCTAGGAGAAATGACGGCCAGTGCTCCTCATCGCCGTCCAGCCACATATCCGTTGCCTCAATCATCCGCGCTGGACTCAGCATCACAATCCGCTTGTCGTTGTGCATGAAGAACACTAGATTCGCCGCCGATAGCCGCGAAAACTGATTCTTCATGTGTCGGATATTACCGTTCGCCCCGCCCGTCATCCGCACAGACATCTTATCCCTGAAAAACTCGCAGAAACCTCGACCGCAGTAGATCGTTCGTGAACGGCTCCGCAAAATCTCAGCGTTGATGATGCTGTGAAACCGACGCGGCCACAGCCCATGAGGATACCCCTGTAGCTCCGCCTCCCTTGTAACCGGATTCATGGCGGGACCCCGAGTCATCGTCATTGTCAGACCGCCATCTTTGCGCTGCCACATTGGTATCTCGCCGGGGTCTTTACTCGGCAAAAAACACGACGTTTGAATCAGGTGATTGAAACCAAGGCGGGGATTATCGAGAACATCGCGGCCCCACACTTGTTCGATTATTTCGGCCATTGCTTCATCGCCAAGAGAGAACGGTGATTTCGCCTTTTCAGTTATTGCGCCCATTCGTCCTCGAATCCTCCTCAAGACCGTCATTTCGATGAATATACTCGGCAAATCTCCGATAGAGAGCCTGTTTTTCCGACTCCCCCAAGGGTGACTCTCGTAGTTCCGCCATAAGCGAAACCATCGCGCTCATGCCGCTGAAAAAGGTGCGGCGAAAGGCAACTATCTTTGAATCTGGTATGCCAGGGGGAAAAGCGCGTAGAAGCGTTTCCCAATACTGTTCAGGTGTGCGAATCATAGCCTCACTTCTTCGGTTGCGGGGTCGCCGTCTGGAAAGCGGCGACGGCCCGTTCGTGGATGACGTACCCAGCCCTCCGGCTCCGCCGTTTCGAGCGGATTCCATTCGGCAAAGGCAATAACTACACTCGCGCAATCTTTATAGCACCAGTCGCTATCATAAACGGGAGAGCCAACCCGCCCGATCACCAGTTTGAACGTGAAGGTCATCGGGTAGACCCACACGCCGCGCCCGTCGCGCAGGTCGCGGAATAGGATCGCGCTAGGGTTGGCGGGGTCCGCGAACCGCGCCGTTTCACTTGTCTCTGCGTACATAATTTTTCGCCCTCAGCGGCGGTGGGCTTTCTTTCAACATTCGGATGACCTTCGCATATTCAAACCGCAGATGGACCGGCACGGCCTCAAGCGAGGACAACTCAAGATCGTTGCCGGTGGTGAACCGGAGAATAGCAGTACAGCTTATGCAAACCGTGAAATCCCCAGGCTCCGGCTTCTCCTGCCCGGTGAGGTTCGTCACGCCATCGAGCTTGTGAAAGCAAACCGGGCAGAACCGCAAAGGTGTCTGCCCGGTGTAGCCCGTCGCCGTGAAGCGGTTCCTGACCATCAATCCTCCGGCCCGTCCTCTGGCCCGTCCATCTCAAACATAGTGCCGATCACCACCGCGTCACCAACAATAGGGTCGTGACGACCGTACTGGTAGAGCCGCGTTGCGGGGATATTCAACTCCTTGTGCTTGAGCTTCCCCTCTTCGTCAATCACCATAAACTCGCCGTTCGTGGTGCGGACGACCTCGATGTAGCCGCCGACGAGGGTCTGAAGCTCCTGGAGGCTCCAGTGGACGCCGTTTGGGGGCTTCAACTCTTCGGTGCGGCCATCAGTGCGGTATAGTGTCGCCATTCTCTCCCTCTTCCAGTGCCAGAATCCGCCTAGCATGGTCGCCAAGTTCGTTTTCGTGATACCGGGCGATCACCATTGCATATCGCCCGAGCCGATTTACCACCTTCGTCAAATCCTCAATGGACTTTTCAATCCGGTCGAGCCGGTCATCTGCCATCTACTTTTTCTCCTTCTTTTTGGGCCAAAACTGCGTGATAAGACCGGCAACGAACGCCGAACCAAGAACGGCAAAGTAAGAGATAATCTGTGGACTCATTCGCTACCCCTTTCGATAAATATCCCGTATGCGATTAGAGCAATGGAGAAGACCAGCGCGACGGGAAGCCAGCGAAGACTCTGAAGGTCGCGCATCCTATCGAGCGGGATGAAGACCAGAGCTAAAACGCCGACTTCCTGCAAGTGTGCGCCAATCCTCTGCCTATAAGAGAAAGGCACTACTCACCACCAGACTCAGCCGGGGCCGGATTGGTCAACTGCGTGACAAGGACCGTGATGCGGTCCGCGCTTTCGATGTCCGGTAGACGACCGAGCAGGAAATAAAGCTCCGAGCGCGGGTCAGTCGATACCGGGATTAGGGTTTTGGACTGGTTGACCTTCTGTGATGGTGCAGCGTTTTTTGCCAAGTTACTCCTCCGTCACTTTCTTTATTTTTGCAGCCTCTTTGCGCTTGAGGACCTTATCGGCCTCACGAACGAGGGTTTTCGATGCCCAACCGTTGAACGAAATGCCCGATTCCCTTGCTGCATCGTGCAAACGTTTGTTGTCCACCACCAGGAGCCGGATTGACTGGACGACGATGCCCTTTTTCTTCTTCGACCGCCGACCGACCCCCTTAACATAAGTGCTATTATGAACGACTTTTTTAGTAGCCATAGTCACAGTGTAGTTATATTATTGAAGGATGGCAATCGAAAAAATCGTCGCGTTCACTGTGCCGGGGTTGACGCCGCCGAGCGTCAACCACTTCAAGGTGCCCTGCGCCTTCACCTACACGGACAAGGCCGGACGCCGCCGCAGCCGCAAAGGGATGAAGCTGACCCCGGAGGCCAAAGCGTACAAGTGGGCCGTCGCCATCTATGCCAGGGGCCGCACCGTCGCCCCGGAGACACAGAAAGAGCGCGACAAGGTGCGCTACCGCGTGGAGATGACCGTGGTGCTAGGCCCGAACGTGAGGCTCGACAGCGACAACGGCGCAAAAGTGGCCTTCGACGGACTTGAGGCCGCAGGAGTCATCCACTCCGACGCCTTCATCGGCCAGCAGATCGTAAATGTAGTCAAGAACGACCGCGCCAACCCGCGGACCGAGTTTGTAATTGAAAGAATCGAGGAACAATGCCCCGCGTAGACAACTTTTCCGATGTAACCCCCCATTGCGTGATGTGCGGCAACGTCATCGGCCCCGACCGCCCCAAACACGCAATCACTTGCTCGAAAGAGTGCAGCGACCGGCGTAAGAACTGGAGGCGCAGCAAACAGGACGCCCGAGAGTGCCGGTATTGCCGCCGCCCCGCGTCACTGGCCGAGCGCACCCGATACCTGCGTTGGCGCAGGTTCGAGGAAAAAAATCCACCACCCGACGCGGAACTTTCGCCGGAAGAGATTGCCGAACGGGAGTATCGTAAAGCCAACCCGCCGAAGAAGCGCGGCCCGAAGCCCAAACCCAACATGACTACCCGCCTAAGCCCTTCGGACGTTGGTCTGACCGGCGCAGGAGACTACGTGGAGTCTGACAGCGAGGCGGAATGAGTGTCGATGTGGAAACCGGCGACATTGTACGGGTGCGGGTGTTGGGAACGAACGATGACTGGTGTATTTGCCGGGTAGAGCTAGTTTCCCACAACAGAGCGTCGTTAGCTCTAGCGGTAGTAGACGGATGTTTGCGCGTGGGAGGTGGCTTGATGATGGGCGCGGTTGCGGTTGTGGCCGACTATCGCGGAGCCTACGAGCTATTCACTGGAGCCGAGTTGGAAGTGGAATTGAAGCGGAGGAGACGGAATGGTCGCAGCGATGCTTAACATCAAAGAGATGTTTTCGAGTGTGCTGGTTGTAGTTATTGAACCAGATAATCTTGAACGCATGAAGACTGGCGACCCCGCCACCCTCGAATCCATCAGCCAGGGCGGGATTCTCCCGCCGCCGATGTTCCCGCTCAACTTCTCCACCCTTATCGCCTATGAACCCGACACGCCGGAACTCTACATCAAGGCCCAGGGGCCACCACTGGAGTTTCTTCAGTGGCTCGAACGTGGCCGAAGGTGGGTCCACGGCAAAGACGGGGCGGAGAACACCACGGTCATCAGGAGGGGAGATGCCCACTGAGAGGGAAGCAATACGCGCCATGCTGAAAGACAACCCTGAAGTCCACGACCGGCTCCGCGAGATGGCCCTTGCGGGGAAGATCAAGGCGTTCACCAATGAAGACGCGGCCAGCGACGAACTCCTGACCATCGTGGCGTCCGACCAGCACGGCGGAATCATCGGGTGTGTACAGGTCAAATGCGACTGCGGACTAGGCGTTTGGATATCTCCATCAACCCAGGCGATGATAAAAGCGCGGGGCGCAAACCCAAGCGAAATAATCTGCCACCTGTGTTTCCACCGGACCCTCATGGAGCGACGTGAAGAAAAAGTTAAGAACTAGCGAAGAGAAGCAGTTCGATGCTAGTCTCAAATCCGCCATCCGGTTCTTAGGGACTAACCCCGCAGCCCAGGATGAGCCAATCCCCTTCCCCTATGTCCTTGTCTGGGACCGCTTGGGCCGCAAGGGGCAGCGGTGCAAGATACTCCGCCAAACCACACGCACAGCGCAGGTCAGGTTCGATGACGGCTTCACGACCGTCATCAATCGTCAGGCACTCCGGCGCAACTAGGCGCGGTCCGGGGGCCACCCCGGAGGCGCACCCATGCTCCAGATCATCGTCATTCTGCTCGTGCAGTTCATCCTCGTTCCGCTCGTTGACCTCTGTCTGAATGAGCGGGTCCGCATCCCCGTCAAAATAGCCGTCTACCTCGTCACGTTCGTGTGGGTCATCTACACGCTATTCGTGGGAAGGGTGGTGTAGTTATGGACTCACCAGCAGCCAGCGCAGCCAAGGTCCTCAGCAGCAAAGGTAAGAAACTCCACACCCACAGCATGAATATCCGGCGCACCGAAAACGGGTATGTCGCCAAACACGAACTCCGCGACTCCAAGGGCCAGCCCCCGAGCGACGGCCAGAGCGGAGATGCCGAGTACAACGTCGCCAACCCCGCCGAACTCGCCCAGCACGTTCAGCAACACATGGGACCAGTCGAACCGGACGATTCCCAGGCGGAGATGAACACGATGGCGGGACAGTAAGCCCACCCCAAACCGTAGTGCCCAACAAGGAGAACAGTTATGCGAGGACAGCTTGCAGTAATCCGCTTCATCGACGCCAGCGGACGACCCGTTGACCCCGGCTTCGGAGTAGACGAAGGCGCGGGAATCGACAACGGCTTGCCCGGACCCGGACGACCCGGCTTCGGTGGTCCGGTTGACCCCGGCTTCGGGATTCCACTTCCCCCCGTCATCAACCGCCCGGTAGACCCCGGCTATGGAGTAGACGAGGGAGCGGGAATCGACAATGGCCTACCCCCCACCTACCCCGTCAAACCCGGTAATGACCTGCCTCGTCCTCCCGGTGGGTTTCCAAGACCTCCGCTTGGCATCTGGCCTCCCCAACAGCCAATCTACCCGTCGCACCCCATCTATCCCACCGAGGGAGACGGCGTAGACAACAGCCTTCCATTGCCGCCCGGCTCCGTGTGGCCTCCGCTTCCTCCGGACATTAAGGGCAAAATCCTCGCCTTCTGTTGGCTGGTTGGCATCGGCTACCGCTGGGTGGTGCTGGACCCGTCGCAGAAGCCCGGATTCCCCGTTGACCCCGGCTTCGGCAACAGGCCCAGCAACGACCCTCCGCTGACCCCACAGCCGAAGCGGTAATGAAGCAGCATTTCAATTGGCGGGGAACGCCGAGACTACGAGCGAACGAACTCGCCGTAGTAGCGGCGTTCCCCGGCCTTTCGCAATGCGACGGCCTCTTCAAACGTTTTTCGATATCCCAAAGACCGTTGTTTCCCCGCGACGGAAATGGTCGCTTTGTAGCAGTCATGCGTCTTGTCATAACTAACGCCCGTCTGACCGGTTTTGTTGTCGGTGCGGCGACGGCGATTGATAGCGTTTTGACGCTTCGTAGCCTCCCTAAGATTATTGCGCCGATTGTCGAGAGTATCGCCCGATTTATGGTCAGCAGTGCGGCCTTTGCGCGGTCGAACAATGACCGTCTCCATGTTCGTCCAGGCGTACTTGCCTTTTTTGATTTTGAAGATGCGACGAGCGTAAAAGCATTTTCCTCCCTCACTCCACTTTGCGTACCACTTCCATTGACTCAGCATTTCAAAATCGGCTTCATCAACGAGGGCAACTTGGCCTTGAGTGAGGGGGATAATTCGATGGGACACAGGAATATAGTCTACGTTACACGGAGCCACCAATGAGCGGATTTAATTGGAGGCGATTGAGGGACCCCTACCAAGAGGGTGCGAACAATGCGGCCTGGAGAGCGGAGCTAACTGACCGAGTTTTACACGAAGAGGATGTGAAGGAGGACGGACGGCGATGCTGCAAGACCAACCTACTCGCGCTCTGCTACACGTTGGGCTATTGCCTCATCACCGAGGACGTTCACCATGAGGCCATCCAGTTTTTTCCGGAGATAGACCCCGACCAGACGACCGAGGAGCTATACAAAGGCCGCAAGCGACGGCGAACGCTTCTCTACCCGCGCAACACCTACAAAACTACACTCGACATCGCCTACTGTGTCCAACTCATCCTTCACTACTACTTCACCATCGCCATTCTGATTATGAGCGGCGGCAAAGACCTGGCCTTCGCCTTTGTGGACCAGATTGCCAGCTTCTTCATCAAGGAGCCGCGCCGACCGGCGACACTCTTCCAGGCACTCTTCCCCGAATTGTGCGCCATCAAGCAGCCGGTCCCCGGCCAGTTTACCGGCCCTTTGCGGCAGACCGAACCCAAGATCGTAGAGCCGATGATATGGGCGAACTCGATTGACTCGAACACGACCGGATGGCACCCCGACGTGCTGGTGTACGACGACATCAATACCAATCGCAACTCCAAAAAATTTGAAGGCCGCGTGGCCGTCACTAAAGCCTACAAACTCACCCGGAAAATCCTGAAGCCCACCGGCATCGAAATCAAGATCGGGACCCCCTACGGCTTGGGAGACACCTTCAGCGACGAGGTATTGACGGCGCGGCCTGGGAGCTACGACCGGGTATTCAAACCGGCACTTCGGCTGCTGAATGGCGAACGACTGGACCCCAACGGGTTTCCGCCCGAAAACGAAGTCGAACTTCTCTTCCCCACCATCCTCAGCTACGACTTTTTGCGCGAGGAGTATGAGGCCGACTTTGAATCATTCATGTCGCAATATCAATTGGACAGCTACGGGGCCGCAGAACTTGTCTTCACCGACGCGCAGATGCTTGCCGCGATGACCGAGGAGGCCGAGCTACCGATGGAGGGCCAGCGGTTCATCCACTTCCGACTACCGTGCCGGAGCCTCAACTGGTTGATGACCTCCGGCGCGGTGGGCCTCATGCATCGCAACCGCATGTACATCATCGAGACGATACAGGGCCACTACAAGCCTTCGGTGTTGGCGAAGCTGATTCACGACACGGCGCGGCGCAACGGAATGCACACCGTCGAAATCGAAGACTCGCCGGGAGCGCGTCTGATTCAACCGGCGATCAATAACTACAGCCTGACGACCGGCTGGGACATCTTCGTAACGTGGGTGGACTTCCAGGGCGACGGCGGAGAGCGCGATACCCGCATCCGCAGCATCGAGCCGCTACTGGCATCGTCACGGCTCTACTTCTCGACTGGCCTCAAGACCAAGCCGCTGATTCAGGGCTTCGTACAATACGGGATGACCGACGACAACGGACTACCCGATGTAGTCTCGCGGATTGCCGACAACTTGCCGGTGAGCATCGCCGCGACCGAGCTTGATGACGAAGACCTCGCGTGGGAGATGATGCGCGAGAGGGACAAGTACAACCTGATTTATGGGCGCGGTGTCTACACGCCTTCGGAGCCGGAGCCGGAAGAAATAGAGGTCCCCGGCGTGGAGGAGAGGCTATTCAACGAGCTTGGTTTGGAAGTGATGATGCCGGGGTTAGAATAACTACAATCATGTTCGTTATCGTGGATGCGGAAAATAAGATTGCACGTATTGGCAACGTCCCACTCTTCGGACACAAAGCCGAAGTGCTGGCCTGTTTCTACAGGGAAGACGATGCATTAAAAATCCTCTTTGAACTCGAAGAGGCCGGATTGCTGGAGGGCCACCGCGTAGAAGATACGGGCGACACGTTCGATGTCATCCCCATCCGATACGGCGAACGCAAGGCGAACGACTTGTAACCTGTGAATTTCCCTAGTTGAATAGAAAGTTACAAAGGGCATATTATCCCGGAACTGGTGTACGTTACCAAAAGAACACATCAGCCCTAAGCCTTGATGTTACGAATGTTGCGGAAGTGGCCGTGAGTTAACTCCGACCCGAACCCGTTGAATTTTGACGAGGACCTCGGACCATGGCCGCAAGCGCAACATTGCCGCTGACCAGTAATCCCAGCAGACCAGTGCTGCCCAGGGACATCAAGACCTCGCCCGACCCCGCCATCGCTGCAAAGTACACCGACCAAGCCGCTATCAGCATCGTAGTACAGGACTATGAGAGGGCAAGCGCGTGGCTCAATGACCGCCGTTGGCCCCTGCAATGGACCGAGAGCGACGTACTCTACCAATCGCCGCGGACCCTAAGCGTCTTCGAGGGGTCCACCGTCACGCGCTCGAACGTCTCACGCTTCACAGTGGCGAAACAAACGAACTCTCTGGCCCCGGCAATCACCGGGGCCGTTTTTTCGGACCCGACCCCGTTCCTGGTTCGCCCCCGGCCCAACACCCATCAGGACACGACGAGGGCATGGACGGAGCTTGTCTCCGAACTCCTCGACCAGATCAATTTCAAGCAAGAGTGTAGTTATGGCATCCAGGCGATGGTCAACTCCGGCACCGTCATCTTCAAAATCGGATGGGTGACGGAGACGACGGTGGAGACGCACTACCACAGGAAGAGCGCACCGCCGCAAGTGCCCATGCCCTTTGGCAAGCCCCTGACCATCTACACCGAGGAGTCAGACGAGTTTGAGGCCGTGGACGTGGAAGTGACGCGCAACCGGCCCTTCTTCGAGAAGTGCAATATCGGTCAGGTGTTTGTAGACCCCAAGTGGTGCAACCCCAACCAACTATGGAAGGCAAAGTGGATTGTCTATGAGGACTACCTGAACTATGACGACCTCACGAAGCTCCGCGAGAACCCCGACTACGACATCCCGCCCGACGACGTTCTCCGCCACATCTTCATGTCCGACGAGGAGCAGACCGAATCCGCGAACTCGCTTGAGCAAGCTATGGTGGCAAGCACCAACGTCCACCATGCCGCGATGCCGGACCAGGACTTCAGCGAGGACCCGCTACAGAAGCCGATGCAGGTCCTGGAGTGGTACGACAAGACCCAGGTCCGTGTGGTGCTACAACAAAAATGCGTTATTCGCAACGGGAAACACAAACTACCGGACAAGCCGTTTCTGAGTGCGAACTATTGGGACATCGAGAACTCCGGCTATGGAATGGGTGTGGGTCGCATCTCCGGCGCGGACCAGCGCGTCGAGCAGGGGATGATGAACGCGATCCTCGATATCCTGGCCTTCGCCGTCCAACCTGAGTATGCAATCGCGCGGGGAGCGAATGTGCCGACTCAGGACCAGCGGCGAAGGCTGGGTGGCATCCGCATGGTGGACGGGGCCGACGCGACCAAGGCCGTCGCGCTCGTGCCGCAGCCGAACCCTCCGCCCGACGCATGGAGGGCCATACAAGCCGCCATCGGTTCGAGCGAAGGCGCGACCGGCGCAGACCAAGCAACTGTTCAAGGGGTCCTCCCAGGCCGGGGGAGCAGTGTGGGGCACTCCGGTACAGGCGCGGGGATGCTCCAGGCCGCTTCCTCGGGTCGTTTGCAATCGCCGGTCGAACGCTTCGTTGACGGGGTGTTCCTTCCCTTCCTCAACTTCCTCTGGCAGATGGTCAAAGAGCGGATGCCGATACAGGAAATTCGCGACATCCTGGGCGAGCGCACGGCTGACCTCGTGGTGGACTTTGGCGATTTCATGCGGACCAACGTCAAATTTGAAACCTTGGCAGGTACAAAACTCGCCGCCCGGAACCGCATGGCCCAGGCACTGCCATTTTTACTAGAAGTCTTTGGCAACCAGGCACTCGTCCAACAGATGAGCCAAGTCGGTTACAAGGTCAACGTCATGGAACTGGTGAAGATGGTCCTCGATATGAGCGAGTGGAAGAACCGGGCCGACCTCATTGTTCCGATGACCGACCAAGAGAAGCAAATGATGATGCAGCAGAACCCCGCCGCGATCAAGGCGCAATCGACCGCCGCCGAGCTACAGCAGAAACACCAGAACGACATGGACCTTGAAGACAAAAAAATCGCCGGTCGCATCGCGGCCAAGAGCATCGACACCACCCACCAGACCCTAGTGCAATCGCCGCTCGAACGTGCCGCCGCCTTTGCCGAGCGCACCGCCGACGAGCGCGGGATGCAAGCCAGCCAGTTCTACGCACCCACAGGAGGCGGATGATGGGCAAACCCCTTTGTGACACAACGATGACTCCTCGGAATCCACGCACGAATTGCGCGTGTTCGACCTACCCGGAAAATCTTGGCCCTTGTGATGATTTTTTGGAGGGAGGACGTTCGGACTACTGCGTCTATTGCGATCACCTTAAAGCATGTCACCCAGGAGGCGGATAAATGCCAGCGTCCGACCACTTCATGCCGATTCCCCCGCGCCACCGCCGCGCCCTTGAGCTTCTGATGGACCAGAAGAAGCACGACCCCTACGGGGCCATCGGGACCGGCGCACTCCGCGATGAAGACGACCCGTTCACGCTGGAGCAGATCGCGGGGCCGCTGTTGGAGCGTGGGCTTATCGAGGACCTGACCAATACCGACTTTGGCAGGGGCGCACGTTACTTCATCCACATCACCCCGCTAGGTGAAATGTGCCTGGCACTCGGTTACATGCTCCGCGACCCGCGCAGGACCAGCGAGGCGGAAATAAGGAAGTATCTCGCGTCAGACTCCGACGAACAGACGAAGTTGGCCAACGTCCTACATCCCCCGGCACCGCCGACCGAGGCATTTGAAGCGATAGGACACCTTCAACGTCAAACGGAAGCTCTCACTGGAGCCGACCCACGAGTTTTAGCGGTTAAGAAACGCGGCGACTCGAACGAGGAGAAGGAGGCCATCGCATGACGAAGCTCCGCATCATCAACCGAGGCACACGGTATGACGTATCGGGAAAACTGCGGAGCCTAGTCCGCGAGATTGAATGCGGCGAGATTGCCCCGCGTGACGTTGTAGTTATTACCCGCGAATTTTATGGACCGAACAAAAGTTGCAGAGTGGGCCTCCGGCACTACGGCACCGGAAGCACCGAGGACATCCACTGGATGCTATCGACCGCGAAAGGCAGGGTGGAACCGCAATGATCGAGGCCCGCACCGAGCGCAGGTTCGGCGTCACCGCAGGGCTAACCGCCCTGCAACGCCGCAACCTCTTCACCATTCGCAATAGCGACGGGTGGAGTGACGTGCTGGACGTGATGGAGATGTGTTGTATCGAAATGGAAACGAAGCTAATCAATACCGAGCCAGCCGCCGAAGCCGACGTGTTGGCCAATCACCGCATGGCCAAAGCAGCGTGGCAGATATTCACCCATCTGCAAGCCAAAATTGACGACGAAATTTCTTTCTACCTGTCTGGTGTTGCCACCAAGCCTCTGATACCGGCGATGACTCGCGAGGAGCAGGAAATAGAGAACATCCTGGACCCGACCAAGCCACCGCCCGAATACGAACACTGAACCCTAGAAAGGGAAAGACAATGCAACCCAAATGGTTGAACGACGGAGAGCCGGATGAAAACGGCGAGTATATAGCAGTGATTGAGAACACGGCGGGAGCGCGAATCTCCACCTTTAAGGGCAAGACGTACAAAGAAGTGGCGGACAAGCTGCTCGAATCCCAGGCGAACGCGAACCGCGAGATTAGCCGTCTGAGACGGCCTGACCAAGCGAGGGTCCCCCAACAACTCAAGACCGAACCGAAGACCCTGACGCCGACCGACAAACTTCGGTTGGCAACGGACATAACCGACCCCGACAAGATCGTGGACACCATCACGGAAATTGTGACGGCAGCGCAGGACGGCGTGACGCCGCGCCAGAACGTAAATAACGTGGCGACCATGACCAACGAGCAGCGCGATAACTACTATCGCTCCGAGGCCGAGGAATTTGTACGGGCCAACCCGGACTACTATCCGGTACAGCAGAACCAGCAAAAACTCTTCGCCGCGTTGGAGGCCAACAAATATGACCTCACGCGCAACAACCTCACCATCGTCTACCAAGCCCTGCAAGACCAGGGCGAGTTAATACCGTGGCCCACCAATGGCAACGGCAACGGTGAGCATGTAGGACCCGAACCAGCAAGACCCAACGGACGACCGGAGCCTAATTCTCCCTCTCCTAGACCACGGAGCGTTGCAACGGGGATTAGAAGTTCGGACGCATCGGCTTCACCCCCCCCGCCGCCACCTCCCAAGCGACTAACACGCGCAGACGTTGAGCGTATGCCGAGGCGGGAGTACATGGACAGATTGGCCAATGACCCAGGCTTTCGGAAGGCGGTCGATGCTTTAGGCGCGTGACTCCAACCCGAAGAGGGGGATGGTCACATGCGAGACAATTCAAGGGCCGCAGAGCGCGGCAGACAGTTTTGCCGAAATGTAGTTATTCCGTTCATCGAGTTTGCCGCCGCAGTCGGCGGACAACTCTTCTTTTGGACGGGAGACGTGGCGCGTTATCGCGTCCACGGTGCGTTGGCCGTTGGGGTTTCACCAGCGTCTAACTTGACCACCAACCTACCGCAGTCGGTCGTCACCAGTTTTGACAAGGTTTTCATCGAGAACCTTAAAGCTGAGACGCCCTGGGTCCGCTGCACGTCTCGCCGCACACTGGACGAGAACGCAGGTAACAAACTTGCGCTCTTCATGTATCAAAACCTTCCGGCCCCGCCGCTGACCCAGGCACCGGAAGGCACGATACAGACCGGCCTCACGGTTTCGGTCGTGCAGAACACAAGCACAATCGGCAACTATGCAGACTACGCGAACATCTCGACCTATGCCCTGCAAACCGCCATCGACCCCGCGCTTGAAGCGTTGGGAGTGCAGATGGCCTACCGCATGGCCCAGGTCATCAACCTTATCGTCCAGAACACGGCGGACGGCGCAGCAGTCGTAGACCCATCGGTCATCCACGTTCCCATCGACTCGACCGGCCTCATCGCGCAGGACATCACTTCGATGGTGCAATCGTTGTCTGCGGTCAATGCCCTGCCCTTTGAAAACGGCCGCTTCACCGGAGTCATCCACCCGTTGATCGTGGGCGACATCCTCATCTCCACGCAGCCGAACGGCATCACCGACGTTCTGAAGAGGACGGCGGAGGGCCAGGAGAAGTTGCGGGAGCTACCGGCACCGGACGGCGACGAAGTAACGGTGATTGATTGGGGCGGAGCGCGTTTCCATCAATCCACCCTTGTCACGCAGACCGGCACCGCGCCCACCAAACTCCGCACCTATGTTGTCGGAAAAGACGCCGTAATCGGCATCTCGTTCGGCGCGAAGGAAAACACGCAGATTGGCGACGGCGATTGGCGCAACCTGCAAGTGTGGGTGCGGCGATTGACCGAGCCGAGCGGGTATGACCCGTCCAGGATGATTGGAGGTTTCGCTTCGTACAACACGATGTACACCGCGACCCTTCCACCCGACCCGGTAATGCGTCTCCGCTACTCCGACGCGGCCTCGGCCATCACCTAGAAAGCTGGAGGAGTCGCGCTCAACCGCGACGAGGGGAGAGGGTCCAGGCGAAACTCTCCCCACTCCAATAACTACACACACGCGAAGGAGTTTTTATGGCGCAAGAACGTCTCGACAAAGCAAAGATCACCAATGAACTTGAAGAACTGCAACTGGAGGAGGCGCAGGAGCGCGTCAACCAGATGCGACAGCGGAAAGAAAGCAGCCGCCGCCGCTTGGCCTCACGCGAAAGCGACCTCAAAAGAGGCCGAGACATGGACAAGGCCCGACAAGCGAACTGTTGGCACAAAAAGGGTGGCAAGGGTGTGGAGATGCTGTCACGCGGCAACGACCATAACTACGCGGTCGTCAAGCACCAGCTTTGCCACGGTCCCATCATCATCATCTGTCAACGGTGTTGGCACGTAGCCGAACCGCCCGACACCGCGCTCAACCGGCGCGGGGCCACCGCCGAGCAGAAGGCCGAGTACAAGAGGCTTTATGAAGAGTACCAGTGGTGGCTCAACCTTCCGACCGACAACGTGATGAGCGGCACCCAGCTTTTCGTCGTCAACCGCGACGAAAGCGCAGCCTGACGACCATGCCGAAGCCTAAACCGAAGCCCCGACCCGCGAACCCATCGCAGAAAGATGAGTCCACCATGACCACCAAGCAGCGAACCACATACCCAGCCCATGTCCCGCAGGACGGCAGTACGGGGCAGGACGAAGTAGTCAACCAAGCAGCCGACGAAGTACCCACCGAACAGCGCGGAGCGGGCACCGGAGAAGAGGCCGTCATCACCCGCGAACGCAATTACGACGAGACGGTCCCCGGCGCGTTCCCCGCCGTTGTGTCTCCGACCAGGGAGCAGAAGGCCATGATGCAGGAACAGCAGAAGCAGAGGGAGAAGGAACAGGCCGAAACGCTCCCGATATACGAAGAGAAGCCCAGGGACCCGCTGAACCCGTAATCGGAGGCATACCGTGGGGAACTCCAACGTAAGGATTCAAGAAATCGTGGACGAGGTTGCCGTCATTGGCGACCTCACCCCGGTCCTGAAGAACACCGGAGGCTACGCGAACCAACCCGCGCTCACCATCGCGAACACGGTGATGCAGGAGCTTATCAGTGTGCGTTTTCCGTGGAAGTGGAACCGCATGAAGATACCGCCCTACACCCTAACCCCGATTCAGCAGGACTACGCATCGCTCAACATCTATGACCTTGGGTGGCTTGAAAACGGTGTCCGCATCGACATCAACAACACGCAGGTCCCGCCGCCGTCTTGGAAGATCACCGCCGTCCGCGACCTGGAGATTGACAACTCCATCGGTGGGTTTCCGGGCCAGTTTTGCTGGTTCTATAACCATCTGCTTGAGTATGCGCAGTGGCCGGGACCGGGCAAAATCTACACCAATCCCATCGGCCAGAACGCCGTCAACAACAATCCGCCGACGAACATCTATGACGCCGACTGGAACATTCTGGTACTGACGAAGTTCGGTGTGACCGGCCTAGTCCCTCCGGTCGCGCCGCCCCCGCCGCCCGATGCACCGGACAACTACCCTGTGGGTGTAGTTATTCAGGACGGCACTTGCCAGTGGACGGTGGCAGACCCGAACGCCCAGGGCTTCCGCTTCACGCCGCGACCGCCCTATGGCGGAAACGTGTGGCTGATTCGCACCTTCGCGCAGATGAAGGCACCGCCGCGCTTCGTGGAACTCTCCGAGTTTATCGAACCGATTCCAGACGAGTATTCCAAATGGTTCGTTGACGGCTTTATCGCCTACGCCCACCGCTACTCCTCGAACCCCGCCGTTCTCAACCGCTTCGAGCCGATGCGCCGAGTGTGGCTTGACGCCGTAGCAGCCGCCGCTCGACAGGGCGACCGCGAGGACGAAGCCAAGGGCTTCTATCCCGACACCGGGGTCATGTCACCCAACTACGTGCAAGACCAAGGGCCGTATCCCTACCGATGGGGATGGGGTTGGAGGTAGACGATGCCAGCGACCCGGAACCTGCAATCGAGCGTCTTGTTCACGTTGCCCTTCATCGGGTATCAACCGGCGAACATCTCGAACGGGCAACCCGCGCTCGATGCGGCCAACCTCATCAAGCAAACCATGATGGGACCGCCGTTCAAATGGCCGTGGAACCGCATCGCGTTCACTGTGCCGATTCCGACGACCGACTACAACGGCGACCCCATCGACCCGGTGCAGGACTATTGGTTCGATACGACCGACTTTGGGTTTCTTGAGCAGGTTTGGCTTATCGACGCCCTTGGCAACGTGAAAGAAGTTGCGATCAAAAGCACCCTTGCCGCCGAAAGTGCCACCCAGCGACCGCAGAGTGTTGCCGTGGAGAGCCAGGACAACGACGGCATCGTTCTCCGGCTCAACAGCATCCCCGACCAAGCCTATCTCCTGAGCGGCTTTTATCAGCAAGCCCCGAACCCGATGACCTCTCTGGCCGCTAGTTGGGGACCGATACCCGACAACCTCAGCTACATCTACGATTGGGGCTTTTTGGCGATGATGGCGATGATAACCAAAGACGCTCGACAGGCCCAGTTTGCGCAGAAATTCGTCTCGCACCTGTTAGGGGCGCAGGACGGCCTCACAGCGACCCAGCGCAACATCTTCATCGGTGAGTGGCTTGCCCTGACCAGCGAGGCAGGACGCAGCCAGTTGAGTACCCAACAAGGCGTCCAGGCGAGAGGGGCAAGCTAATGGCCGACCTTCTCCAAATTGCGGGAGCGCAGAGCGCACCAAGCGACTTTGCGCCGTTGCACATCAACCGCATGGTGACGGGCTACTGGACCAACACCAACCCGCTCCGCGATGCCGCGACCAGCATGTTCATTGAGAAGTTTTACGGTGGACGGCAGGACCGCATCGCAGCCGGAGTCAATGTCGAACTCAGCACCAGACTCACCCTCCGCCGCCGCCCCGGTACGAGCGTCTACAACCAAAATACGTTTCCGGGTGGAATCACGCGCTTTTACGGCTGGAACACCTTCACGCTTACACAGGAAGCCGTTCGCGTGATGGCCGACACGAGCGCATATGTCTATGACGTGACCGGGTTGAACGGCAAAACGATGATCTGGTCGAAGGCCGTTGGTTCAGGGCCGACCTTTTTTCTCGGTGTGGGGAACATCCTCTACTTCACGAACGGACTGGAAAACAAACAACTGAGCAATGTAACCGGACAGGTTACAGATTGGGGAGTGACGGCACCGACGACTGCGCCGACGCTATCACAGAACGCACGTCCGAACCCCTATCCGGCATGGCAGGGAAACTCCGTTTTTTGCACTACCGCCGTCATCGGAAGCCTGGTGATAATAGACCCTAACGGATTTCTGCAACGGGTGATTATCGACGGCACGACAGGGCCGACGCCGCCGACGAACTGGAACCAAATTCCATACCAGTCAACGCAAGACGGCTCCGTGACCTGGCAGAACATGGGGCCGTATCCGTGGGCACCGAACCACCAGTACGCCTACGGTGATGTGTGCGTGGGGCAGACACCCGATCAAACGGGTATTGAAGCGGAATTATTTTGGTGTACTCAGGGAGGAGTGAGCGGGACGGACGTACCGGGATGGGTCACAGGCATGGGGGTTTATGTCGCAGATGGCCCCAACGGAGTGACGTGGCGGAACGGAGGGAAGGCACTTCAATATTCCGACATCGGCTCCAATACACCCATCATCGGGACGGCACCGCAGAGCGGACAGACCGCCGCCGCGATAGTGGACGGCAACGGCAATCTTCAACTTGTGGCGCAGCCCGGTAAGACCGGCCCACTCCCGCCGAACCCTTGGCAGACCCAGCAAGGCGCGTACACCACGGACGGGACAATGGTATGGCTCAACGGAGGGCCGTTCGCAGTAGCGGCCACCGCCGCCGCGCAATACGGCTACGCCTATCAGAACTCAACGAACACCGACCTCAGTAATATGTCACCGCCAAGCGTACCTATTACGGTGAGCCAGGGCGGGCAGGTCATCGTTCAGGGGGTTGGGTCAGGACAGGCGGGCATCGACACAATCCCCATCTACCGCACCCCGCAGGGAGGCTCGATCTTTCTGCTACTAGCGACGATTCCGAACCCCGGCGCAGGAAATATCTGGACGTACACCGACAACACGCCGGACAGCGGACTCAACCCGACGATCCAGGCGTTGGTGAACGGCGAAGGGACTCCGCTACCCATCGGCGCGACCTGCCTTGAGTACAACTATGGGCGAATTTGGGCAGCAGTGGGCAATGTAGTTTATGCCTCCTCCGGCCCCGATGCGATAGTGGCCGGGTCAAGCGGAAATGCCGGGTTCGATATGACGTTCACCTTTCAATCGCTGGTGAAGCGTCTATGGGCCACACCAGCGGGCCTCATTGTCTTCACCGTGAGGGACGTGTACATCATCACAGGCAACGGCGCGCCAGCGGCGAACGGAGGGGCACCGTTTGTTCCAGGGCGATACATCGACAACCTACCGCTGTTGAACTATGACGCCTTTGCAATCTTTCTCACAACCCCTTATTTACTAAGCGGTCACGGAATGGTTAACGCCCTGGACCCGTCCTCCGGCATCGTGGAAGCCAGCTTCCCTATAGCCGATCAGATAGCCGCAATGAACCCCAAGACGGCCTATGTCACTTTCCATAGCGGAGGCAGCGGAGAAACCGCGCTGTATGTGGCAGACGGGACTAGTTCATGGTATCGGATGGCCCCCACATGCGCGCGGGAATCGGGTCTGAACTGGAACCCACAGGCGACGATAGTAGGCGGCACAAGTGCCGTTCAATCCGTCGAAATTCTCCCCGGACAGTTCGCCCTTTTGATTGGCCCACCCGCCAGTGGAGGGCCAATTTTGATGCGTGACCCGACCGTGAATACCGACAACGGGACCCCCTTCGCTGCATGGGCGCACGTCGGAAATATCGTACTCGCACAGAGCGGGAAACTGGCAGGTTTGGCGTGGGTTGGAGTGGAGTCGGAGGCTGAAGGTTCGGCCACAGAACTAGCCGTAATGTTGGATGAAATAGCAGAGATTCCGAAGTCGCAATCTGCCAATTTTTACCCCGTTCCACGCAGCCGTCAAGACCCCCCGAACATGCCCCCGAGTGAGTCACTTTTCAGCAACCGGCACAGCCTTTTACAAGGGCAAAAACCAGTGTGGTGCAAGAGCCTTCAACTGATGTTTTATTGGCCCAACGAAGACGCCGCAAACGAGCTTCTAACCTTCACTATTTTTGGCGAAACATGGGCCGAACAAAGGAGCCAATAATGGCATCCCCGAGACAGGCCGCGAGGGTGAATATGCAAGGCTGGAAACCGGCCCCGGCACAGCCCATTTCTACCCCCTCAAGACCCCCCGAACCAACTACGTCAGTACGCCACCCAAACATGCTCGCGTCGATGCCTTTGATGGCGACAACGGCGGATGCTTTTCAACGTCAGTTTTATGGTGGAGCAAACGTGCCAACCTACCGCACTTTGCCAGCCGGGAAAGGTAGCGGGACATGAGCAAAACAGTCTTTCACTTCGACAATTATGTGGTGCGGCCAGTGGAAGAACGCGACCGCGTGTACTTGGACTCTCTGATAGAGGCCGACGAATATCACCGCGACCAGATGGACGCCGACTACTTCCTCGAACTCAAGCCGGGGGAGGACGCATGGGCACTGGAGGACGAGCAGGGCAAGGTGCTGTTCTACTTCAAGACTCAGACCGCCGTGAGGCTGAGTATGCAGTTCGCCCAGGCGGAGACGACCCAGGCCAAGACCCGAAACCGGCTTGCATTGATGAAAGGTCTGGCATGGATTGAGGCGCAGCTACGCGCCAACAGCTTCCGCGAGATTTTGTTTCAGACCGACGCCCCGGAATTGACCGCGATGGCAAAACGGCGGATGGGCTTCAGGGAGGTTTCCGGGTTGGCGAGGGACATTGGACTACCCCCGGCACCCTCACAGGGCCGTATAAATCATTGGGACGCAGCCCCACAGGTATCTCAAGGGGAGACGGGAGGGGCCAATGTGCGGAGCTTCGCAACAACAGAAGGACATTAGCAACGAGGAGAATGCGTTTTACCAGCAACTCACTCAGCAATACTCGACTGTCTTTGGCCAGTCTCAGGCGATCACCGGGGCTTTGACCTCCGCGTTCACGCCGATACTCGCAGCGGGGCCGTCGCAGACCGGCTTTAGCCCCTCCGAGACAAACGCTCTGGAGACGCAGAACACGCAGAACGTTGCCACCGACTATGCCCAGGCACAGAAGGCCACCGCGCAGGTCCTTGCCGCGCAGGGCGGGGGCGGGGGCAATCCCCTGCTACCGTCGAGCGTCAACGCCAACATCCTCGCGCAGAACACCAACCAAGCCGCCCTGCAACGGGCGCAGGGCCAGAACACCATCACCCAGGCCAACTATGCGCAGGGCTATCAGAACTGGCAGCAAGCAGCCGGTGTACTTAGTTCAACCGCAGGGCTTCTCAGCCCAACCAGCTTCGGCGGAATGACCAACACAGCCGGAGGGTCCGCGATGACCGGCGCGACCCAGGTGGCGAACTCTGCCAACAGCCCTTGGAACGCCGCCATAGGCGCACTTGGGGCCGTAGGTGGGGCCGCACTGGGAAACTTTGGCCTACCCAGCTTCGGTAGCAACCCCGGCATTCCGAACCTGTCCGGAATGGCCTCAAGTTACATGGTTCCGCAGATACAAGCATAAGGGAGAATTTTTATGGGAGATGCAGCCAGCGTTTTAGGAAGTGTGACCCCCGATTATTCCATGCCACCGGGGGCAACTGGACCCACTGTTCCCCTACAGCAATTACAGCCCCCGGGGATGCAGGACCAACCCCCGCAGCAGCAGCCCCAGCAGCAGCCTCCGCAGCAGTATCAAACCACCCCCGCCAGCCAGGACCCGGAGGTAGTCGCAGGGGCCGCGCATCAGTCATGGTTGGCCCACATTATGGACACGGTTAGCAACATCCTTGGAGGGGATACGACGCTGCATGTGACGAAGCACCCGGACGGCACCGTGGAGGTAACCCACGACCCCTCTACGACCGGGGAAAAGTGGGGCCGGATAGCCCAGGCCGCGCTAGGCGGAGCAGCGAAGGGAATGGAGGTAGGGCAAGGCCCAGGAGGGCCAGCAAGGGCAGCAGCCGGAGGCATACAAACCGGCATGGCGCAGCCGCAACAAAGACTCGATGCGGCCAATAAAGATGCAGAGGCGCAACAGCAGATCATGGAGCGCAACGCCAATAACGCCCTTCTCAACCAGAGAATCGTGGCTGGAGCATGGAACAATTTGCACCTGGATCGCGATGACCTGCAAAAACAAGAGGACATCGCCCTTGACCATGCCACGAAGCTACGGGACGCAGGGTTTACGCCCCTCGCGATGGGGGTCAAAGACTCCGCAACACTGGCAAAGTACGGGGCCGCGAACCCGTTGGCAGTCGGAGCGCACATGGGGGCGGGTGGAGACATGATCTACAACGAACCCGATGGTAAAGGGGGAGTGAACTTCTACCAGCTTTCCGCAGATTCAGCCAATCAGCCGACGACGGAACCCACCACGACGGAGCTTAGGACCGTTGACCCGGACGACCCAACGAAGACTATAAGCAAGCCCTTCACCATCCCGGCAGGGACCAAGAAAGGAGCCTTGGCAACGCAACTGATGGCATTGAACGTGGCGAACGATAACGCGATCAAACAGGCCAATGAAGCCAAGATGACGAAGCAGGAGCGGGACACTCAGCAGGGCGAACTCGCCCTGAAACAAAAGGCGCAACCGTCAGAAATCGCGGAGAAGCAAGCCACAGCCGCGAACCAATGGTCCGAGGCGAAAATACACCAGACACAGCAGAAGATTTTGCAAGGAGGCGCAACCGCAGCAGGGGCCGCAGGACTCCACGGAGACGCCTATCTGCAAGCCTCTGGACTTGACCCCTCGACTTGGCAGCTAATCAAGGCCACCGCCAACGGCGACGTGAAGATGCCGACCGCATCCAGAAGTCCCGCGAATATAGCCTTCAGACAGCAGGTAATGAACTACGACCCAACGTTCACCGATGCCCGGTACGACACTAAACAGAACTTCAAGACCAAGGGCGACGCGACGAACCTGCAAACACTTTCAACGAGTCTTGAACATGCAGAAAATGCTCAGAAAAACTCCGCGAAATTGGGCAACTCTCCCTCGCTTCTCACCGGCAGAAATCTTTCCGGCGATGCCGCAGCCTACAACCAGGATGTGCAGTTATTGAATGAAGAGATTGGGAAACTCGTTAAGGGCGGAGTGATGGGTGAGCATGAACTGGACTCGCAGAAACAGAACATGCTTTCACCAGTGCAGAGCATCCGCGATAAAGGCATCAGTGAAACCCTAGAGCTTCTCGGTGGACGAGTGAGGGCCGGTTTCCAGAAGTACAAGACCGGCGCACAGCAAGAGCTTCCGGTCGAACAATACTTCGACCAGCCAACACAGGCGCGATTGAATCGGTATGGAATCACGCAGCAGCAACCAGGAGGCGGAGGAGCGGGGGCAGGGCAGGGCGCGGGAGCCGGAGGGCCAGCAACACCACCACCGATCAATCTCATTCCGCCAGGGCATGACGTAAGTTTCAAAAATCATGGTGGGATTTGGAGAAACGTCAACGGTGTAGCTCAAAAGGTAGGGGAGAACTAAGATGCCCGACCCGCAATGGCAAGTCGATTCCGTCACGCCAACACCACCCCCGGCACCACCGCAGGGCAACGGGCAATGGCAGGTCGATTCCGTCACGCCTACCGCACCGCCGCCACCGCCGCCGAGCGGCATTGACCGCGCTTTGGAGATGGCGAAGGCGATGATTCCGGGCACGGTCGTCGGAGGAGCGGAAGGGGCCGCGAGGACGTTGGCCGGGTTGGTGGACATGGCGAACAAGCCCATCGTTCCATCATTAGCCAAGGACCCCAATGCTCCCCTCATTCCGCAGGTCAAGCGAGCGACCGATTGGGTAAGAGCGCACACGCAGCCGACGACCGTAGGACAAGAGGCGGGAAACGTTGGGGAGTCGATTGGCGAAGTAGCTATACCGGGCGGAGCCGCAGCCAGAGCAGCCGAAGCCGCGCCGGGATTAGCTGAAGCAGCCGAAGCCGCGCCGAAACTCTCCGAGCATTTCGCCGGATTGAGTAAGTTCCTAAAGGTAATGGAGGACTACCCCGCCATTCGAGCGATGGTGAAGACCGCAACCGGGGCCGTGGCGGGTGGAACACGCACCGCAGCCGAGGCAGGAGGGCAGACCTACCTCAAGACCGGAGGCGATATTGATGCAACCGAGAAGGCCGCAGTTACAGGCGGAGCGTTAGGCGGAGGGTTGCAGGGTGCGACGACGTTAGCCGGAGAGACAGCCGCAGCACTTAGACCGACAACCGAAGCGTTGGAGGACGAGACGATTCCGGTACTCGCCAACCAGAGGCCCAACGCCCCTCTCGTCTCGAAGTTAATGAGCAGGGCCAGCGATCTTCCAGATGTTGACGCAGCGCAGCAAGCCGCACCGGACAAGGTGATTCAGACCGGAGCGCAACGTGCCTTAAAGAACGTCATCGACAAAGTTAACGAAACCCGGCAGATACAGGGGCCACCCGACCCGTCAGGGATTCAGCCAGGGCAGTTCAAATTTTCCGTTGACAACTTCGACCCGCGCATGGAAACGGAGCCGCTTGAGGGAGGCAACGTTGCAGAGCAACAGCGGCAGATGGGGACCACAGCCACCACGGTCCCCGAGCGGTTGACAGGAGGGCCGGTATCCGACGCGCAGATGCGACAGCAGGGAATGGGGCCGCTAGGCTCTACCGTCCCATCGCGACTTCTAACCGGCGAAGGGGCCGCACCGCCGCCCTATGTGACGACCGACCCGATGGAGGCGCAAAAACTACTCACCGAAGCGCAGCGCATCTCCGAGAACCCGATGATCGGGCCGAGGCTCAAAGCCAGAGTGGACGCGAGGATTCAGAGCCTCAGCGACCAGCTAGACCAGTACAGCGATGCCCAGGCGACCGTGCCCAACTTCAAGCCCATTGATCCAACGCAAGCAATGAAGGGTGTCCATGACTTCAGGACCGCCGGGGACCTGATGCAGAGGAGCGTCAGTGACGTTTACAAGCGCATGAACGCCGCGACGGACGGGGAGATGAGTACGCTGATTCAGCAGCCGCGCTATAAAGCCGCCGCTCGAATGAACGAACTCTTTGACGAACATAGTTCCGAATTTACAAAGCCGGAATGGGAAGCCACGACGGAGGCGTACCGCAAGGGGTTCGTCGCGAAAGAATTGGACAACGCAGTGCAAGGCGCGTTCAACATCACGAAACAAACCGCAGCGGACACCGCCGACATCGGCGGGGTGAGAAGGTTCTCCGGCAGTGAGGCGACGGGCAATGCTATCGACAAGGTAATTGCCGACCACGGCGACGACGTGAAGGACATGATTGGCAATCAGGGAATCAGGAGCCTTCGACGCATGAACATGCTCTTGAAGGACCCGGAAACCTCCGGTCCGTTGATGAAGATTCTCGACAAGACGGCAAGTGTGCTGCGAAGGCATGGAGGGCCGATAGGTGGGGTCCTGGGAGGCTATGCCGCGCCAATGTTGGGATTAAGCCATGCGACCGGCTCGCTAGGAGGAGTCGCAGCGGGAGAGGCGGCAACGAAGGTCGTTAACTACATGGCAACCGACCCTCAGATTGCCGACCGTATAGCTTATGCGACCGCAAATCGGATACTGCCATCCATTGCAGGGCCGCTAGCCGCTTCAATGATTATCAGGAAAGACCAACCACAGGAGCCACAATAATGCCAGAGGCCGGTGAAGTACGTTCCAATCTCAAGCGGGTCGAATGTAGTTATGACGAGGAGCTACCGACGCCGGTAGTCGCGGAACCGTTGCCGTACACGAACACAAGCAGCGAGGAGCTTATCGAGGCCGAACAAAAACTATGGGAGGACAACTACCGCGCTTCCGCCAAGCAGCGATGGAAGGGACAGGAGCGTTGGATGGGCAAAGAGAACGAAGAGATGCGGTTGGTCAATATCCTTCACCCTCACGCCGTCTTCCGCAAACTGCAAAAGGCCGGAGTGGATTGCAGCATCGAGGCGTCCGTGGTGTGGGTGTGGGACATCGACCATGCGACCGGCCTTACCGTCCCGGCCCAGCGCACCCGCAACAACTCCCGCTTCTGGCTGCACGATGTAGTTATCAAAGACCGCGTGGGAATCAGCGGATGGGTCAACCGCAAAGGCGAATACACCGCGCAGTACATAACGTATATGCAATACCCACTGGGGCCGGAGTGGAGCATTATGCGCTTCAACGAATACGACGTGCCGACCTTTGAGAAATACCGGGGATGGCGCACCGCGGTCCTCCGGCTGATCCAGGAAGGGCTTGTGACCGAGGAGGAGGTAGACCGGGCCTTCGGGCCAGTGGCGCAGAACGAGGCCAGCAAACTTTACATGGAACAGATTGAGGAGTTTCGCAAGACGAAGGGAAGGCCATGACGCGACCGCTACTCATCGCCGCCGCCGTGCTGCTTCTGATGCTGCTAACGGGTTGCTACAACCTCATCGTCGTCAACGTGGGGGTAGCGAACAAGAGCGCAGCCGCGCTTGCCTACCCGATGGACGCGAAGACGTTCTGCGAAGCACTCGCATCGGGTGGCATCGAGCTTTCAAGAGACGGGAACACGCTCGAACAAGCGCAGCAGTTTTGCGAGACATTGGCAAAAAAGAAAGGGAAGTCGTGACCTACGAGAACTACATCAAGGCGCGGTTAGTGGATTACGCCGTCAACGAGGCGTACCACCACGGAGGCATCGAGGGGATGTGTGCCGTCGCCCAGGTCATCGCCAACCGTGTCGCGTCCGGGTGGGGAGAGTGGAAGGCGGTCATCGACACCGCGCCGAAGTACACCGGCACCACGACCATCGCCCCGAAGTTCGAGCCGCGAGACATCACCTTCCGCCGGATGCTGTCAATGGTGGACGACATCTACCAGGGCACGTCCGACAGTACGAACGTCAACATCGAGGACGACCGGGGAAGGACGATGTCGCTCTACTACGCGGAGCTAAACAACATTGACCGCGCATGGTTCCGCGAGAACATCACCGCGCACCCCGACCGGCACCCGCGCCTTGCGACCGTGGGGCCGCTGACTTTTTTTGGATGAGGTAGAGAGATGGCGACAATTAGCGGGACCCTTACAGGAGTTATCGAAGACGCGCCGGAGGAGGGCAGTGTAGTTATCGCGCTATGCGGATATGGGCCGCAGGTCCCGCGTGTGCAGGGGTCCTCGCTCATGGCCAGGGTGACATCGCTACAGATCGACGCCGACCCTGACGGCAGCTTCGAGGCCGAGGTAGCCGGTAACGACCAGATTCAGCCAGCCGGGACCTACTACACCATCACCGTACTCGACGCGAACGGCGACGTGGTGCAGGTCAACGCCTACGTCTTCCTGGGTGACAACGACTATGACCTCGACGCGACGGAACCCTTCGACCCCTCACAGCCGATGCCGCCGTTGCCGCCGCTCATCATCAACCAGTTGAAAATCGTCTCGCCGCCGTTCAGCCCGACCCCGAACTTCCCCGGCGACCAGTACACAGCTTGGGGGTTCAACCTGATGGGTGACGTGACCTCATCCACAATGAGCGGAATTGTGCAGGGGAACCTCTACACCTTCCTCATCACGCAGGGCAGTCCTGGAGGGTGGACATTCACATGGCCGCCGATGTGCTTGAACGCAACGCCGGTTGACCCGACCCCGAGCAGCATGACCGTCCAGACCTTTATCGCCATTGCCAACAACGGACCGCTCTTGCCGATTGGTCCCGCAACCTACTACCGGCCAATTTAAAATGAATACACGACCGACCAAAACGATTCACACAAACGCTGTGCCGCTCGTCTTCGATGGCAATCTGGCCTTGTGTTTTTTAGTCGAAGTCGTGAGCGCAACAAGGGACGCGATCGTTAAGAACATTGCGCCGGGGGCAATCTATACGTTCGTCTTCCACCAGGACGCGAAAGGGCACCCGTTCACATGGCCGGCAAGTTGCCTCAACGCTTCGCCGGTTGACACCACGCCGGGAGCGACGACCGTACAAAATTTTGTTGGCAACGCAGACGGGAACCTGCAAGCGAACCTGCCCGCGACATGGAGAGAACTGTAAGGGAGAAACCGTCATGGCAACGACTACGCTGATAGCACCGACGACCGCGCCGTTCTACTTCGCCATTGGAATCTCGGATGGACTTGTGCCCGATGGGGCAAGCGTCATGGACTTCGGAGCGAACACCGGGCGATTCATGGCGAAGTCAACCGCCACCAATCTCGCGGAGATTCAGCTTATCGGACTCAGCAACACGGCGGACGGGCGAAGCGTGGGCTACCTCACATGCGGGGAGTACGGTGGCCCCGGCTCCGCCGAGGCAATTGTCAGTGTGCCGCTGACCGTCAACAGTACGGCGATGGCCACAGGTTTCACCGACCTTGACCTGACGATTTCGCATACGCGCATCGGTGTGGCCGAGGACATGGCAAGCCCGATGCTGATTATGTTGAACGCATCGGCACCGGTCGATCAAAAAAACTGGGTATTCGCAGCACTCACCGACCAGTTGGTTTTCTCCGCAGCCAGCGACATAGGCGAGGACAACTACTGGCTGGTGGCGGACCGAAGCGGGACCACGATCACAGGGATCACATTGACCCCGCCGTTGACCGCACCGTATTACGTGGCGAACGGGCCGGTCCCGGCAAGGGCCGCGCTACCCGATGGTTCGGTCGCGATCAACTACTCAGACCCCGTAGCCTACCTATGGTCTAAATCGCTGGGAGGCGGACTAGGCGCGATTGAGTTAGTGGGGGTCGATAACACCGGGCGGCAATCTACCTACCTGGAGTGCGCGGAGCCAACGCCGGGGAATCAAATCGTGGACGTGAATGGGAACCTCACCGCCGAAGGACAGATCACGGCGCACTATGGTCCCAACAACACAATTGACGTTACCCAGCCGAACGCTTTTCTCAACGTTATCGCCGGAGGATGGCCCGGCCTCAGCCTGATCGACACATCGCAACCCAGCGGGGCAAGGGTGTGGAAAGAAGAAGTGCGAAATGGAACACTGCTTTTTCTCACACAGAGCGACATCGGTGCAGGAGCAACGTGGATGGGGGTCCAACGCGGCGGCAACTATGCGACCGAGATAGACATCTACACGCCCCTTGTCTCTACACAGCCGATCACCGCGCCCACCGCGAACTTCGGTTCATGCATCGTGAACGGGTCCCCGGTCGTCACCATCGCCACCATGCCACCCACCGCCCCGGAGACAACCAACATGCTTGCGGGAGATGGGAGCGGAGGGTTCACCGACACTGGCATCGACCCCTCGGACGTGGCCCTGCTCGACGGCAACAACATCTTCACCGGGTCAGTGACGACACAAGGCATCTTCAACGCGCAGACGGCCATCATCCAACAGTTGACCGTGGGCATCAACGTCCTCGTGGGCAACAACGTGACCATCAACCAGGGACTCACTGCGGTTGCCGGTGCGTTCTCCGGTACGCTGACCTGTGCCGGTTCGCCGGTCCGGACCTTCGCCAACACCGGGACCGGAGGCGGACCGCCGATTCCCGAGACGGCCAACCTACTCGCGGGAGACGGCGCGGGGGGGTTCTCAAACAGCGGAATCGTGATTGCGAACGTGCCCCTGCTGAACGCGGCCAACCAGGTCTTCACCGGCTCGATGACCGTCCAGAGTGGGATGACGATCAACCAGAACGGTGTCTATAACTCAATCGTTATGGGCTATCAGAACACCATGAAAATCGGTACTGGTGGTGGGATGAACACCATTACCTTCGACCAATACAACAGCGTCTTCATCACTGGCGATTCTTACGCCATCGGGTCATACAGCATCATCATTCAAGTGCCGGGGAACCCAGTGGTGCAGGGCGAACGACCCGTACCACAGGACGGCATCGAGGCGACCGCGATCACCATCAGCGGCGTGTACTTCCCATCGAAGGGCACAGCACCGGAGCTATCGTTTGGGATTGTCGATAACACGTGCTGGTTTCCTGCGACTTCGACGGCACCGACCGCGACCGCAGGGTCCGCGGCCCTGCCAGCAACTCCCGCTGGATTCATCAGTATGCTTCTGGCCGGGGCCGCGATCAAAGTTCCCTACTACAACGCTTGACACTGGAGGCAGAGATGGACGAAGTAACCGAACTGGAGCGCGTGAAGCTGGAGAACTACGCACTCAAACACAACAACCTGCAACGACAGCTACAAGATAATCTCGCGGAACGTGCCGCCTTCATCAAGGAGGTAGAGGCCGCACACCCGGCACTCCGCTGGGACGACCAGCGCGGCTTCGTGAGCAAAGAGGAACCGCGTCCACAACCCATATCGCCAAAGCGGATGAGAGGATAAGATTTAGAAACAAAAAAAGGGAGTCACGAACCCCTCATGCAAAATCCAAGGATATTGGCCCGGAGAGGCAGTTGGCCCCCTCCGGGCATTTTTTATTTAAACCCCCTAGACATTACGGAATCCAACAGAGTATGGTAGATGATATGGACAAAACAAAGGTCAACTTCTTCTGCCCGTCTGCCACGGTAAAAATCATTGACGAGATGGCCGCAGCCGACCACCGCGACCGGACTTCAATGCTCAATAAAATCGTGGACTTCTATCTCTCCCTCAATAACCCGCACTCCGAACCCCGCACCAACGGGGCCAGACGCACCGCGACCAAAAAGAAGGCAGGTGCGCGATGATTACGTTCGGCCAGCTTTTACTCGCCGTCTCAATCCCAACAATCGTGGCCATCATCGGGATTCTGCTCAACGGCAGCGCGGTCAATTCTCTCCGCACCGAAGTACGCGCAGACATTACCGAGATGCGATCACTGTTCAATCACTTCGTTGACCGCCACGTCAACAATGAGGGACGCATCTCCACTTTGGAGCGCGACCGCGAAGACAGCAAGAGAGAGGGAACGAATTGACCAACCAGCAGCTATACCTCACCATCGGCATCCCCTCAATCCTCGTCATCCTCGCATGGCTTTCCAATAACTCAAAACTGGACAAGTTGAGCGACAAGGTTGACCGTCACTATGAGAATTTCAACAACCAGATAACTACACTGCTGACCACCATCCACGGAGTAGATACCCGCGTGGCCAGATTAGAGGAGCACAAGTAAATTGCGAATTATTGGCATTAAGACTGAAAACGTGAAACGTCTTGGCATCGTGGAACTGACGCCGAACGAGTACATCAACCGCATCTCCGGCGCGAACGGCTCCGGCAAGAGCAGCCTGTTGGACGCTATCGAATGGGCCTTGACCGGCACCAGCAACGTAGCTTCGCAGCCGGTCCGCAAAGGCTCCGGCAAGGCCGTCATTCAGCTAGACCTTGGCGACATCGTTGTGACCCGACGATTCTTCGAGGGTGGCAACAAGAACGGGACCCTTGCGCTCGAATCGAAGGCGAACAAGAGCCGCTATCAATCGCCCCAGCAAATGCTCGATGCGCTCATGGGGAAGATCAGCTTTGACCCGCTGGAGTTTTTACGGATGCACCCCAAGAAACAGTTCGAGGTCCTACAGGGACTCGTGAAGGTGGACGTGGACCTGACCAGCCTGAAGGCAGACTACGACCGCGACTACCTCCGCCGCCGCGAACTGAAGAAGGAGCGGGACAACGAAGAGGTCCGCCGCAACGCCATCGCCGTGCCCGACAATCTGCCCAAGGAGAAGGTAGACGAGGCCGCGCTGGTGAAGGAGCTTCAGGAGGCCAGCAACTACAACGATGGCATCGCACGGCAGGAGCGGGAGCGCAATGAGAAGGCGAATCACCGCGACACGCTATCGACCGACATTGCAGACCAGCGGGAGCGGGTCGCTGAACTTCGCGCCCAGGCCGACCAATTAGAGGCCGAGGCGAACGATTGGGCGAAGACGTTGGCGAAGGTTGATGCGGAGATAGACAAATGGGAGGACTTGCCGAAGCTGAAGAACGCCGCCACACTCGCCGCGAAGATCACCGAGGCCAGGGCGATCAATCAGGGACTCGACCGCCGCCGCTTGCGCGACAGCTACACCGAGGCCATTGAACGGCTCGACGCGGAGATTGCGACCCTTAGCACGGCCCTCAAGCACAGCGAGGAGACGAAGACCAAGGCCATCGAATCCGCCGAGTTTCCCGTACCCGGCTTGGCCTTCGGTGACGATGAAGTTATCTATCGCGGGTTTCCGTTCGCGCAGGTATCGAACGCCGACCAGATCAGGGCCAGTGTCGCTATCGGCATGGCGACAAACCCCGAGCTTCGCGTGATGCGTATCAAGGACGGGTCCCTGTTGGACGACAAGAGCCTGAAGATCATCGCGGAGATGAGTCACGCTCACGACTTCCAAGTATGGATCGAGCAGGTCAGTCAAACGGGCAAGGTTGGTGTATACCTCGAAGACGGCGAAGTAAAGGCCATCAACGAGGAGCCGCTGGACAAGACCCCCGCGCCCATCGTAAAGAAAGCGACGGGCAAGAAAAAGATTCCGGCGACGGCCTAAACCCGAAGCTGGAGGCGTGGAGGACCGCTAACGGACGGTCCCGGTTTCACGCTGGAGGGGGAGGGTTGGCTATTCCGTGAGTGCCAACCATCCCCCACCTAACAGGAGACACGCGGCGATGTGCGACGACGAGCAGAAGGCACGACCCGAGGGGCCGATAGCGGACGGAACGAGCGGGGCCGAGGAACCGCTGTGGGGAGCGCGGTTGACCGAGGACGGCCAGATCACATGGCAAGACCTCTACTATCGCGCGGGACGCAGCCCCAGGCCCAACAAATACTACCCTGATGGCAAACCCATCCTTGACGACGACCTTCTACCCGCAGAACTCAAGTGGGCGATGCTCTTTGAGCAGCAAAATAAGGAACGCATCGTAGGAAAGACCAAGACCCTGTACGGCGAGTACCTGTCAACCGTCTGGCTTGGCCTTGACCACAACTTCTTCCAGACCGGCCCCCCGCTCATCTTCGAGACGATGCTCTTTGCACCCACCGACCGCGAGGCCGACCGCGAGTACATCACGACCGCCAGCTTCGACAAACCCAACGACCCGGAGAAGGAGGAGGGTTACAACCGCCGCCGCGCCTACATCAGAAAATACTATCCGCACGACCAACTCCAACTTCGCTACAGCACCCGCGAGGAGGCCGAGGCGATGCACCGCCGCCTTCGCTTGCACTGTCTCATCCCCCCGCCGTGGCGGTCCTACCTGCTAGGCCGACTCGCCGGAATAACTATATGGCAAAAGGACGAAGATGTTAGACCCGAAGAAGACCAATGACCTGTTGAATCAATTCCTGATGGTGGCGAGGGAAGACCGCGCCAGCAAGCCCTACAGCCAGGACGAAGCCTTTGTGCCGAAAATCGCGTTTATCGGACCCGATGACGAAGCAATCGTGGCCGCGATTACCTGGAGGGACGAAGCTGAGAAGTACGAGAAGATGCGGTACGCCGCCGAAGCCGCAAAGATAACCTTCAGTCAGGCCATCATGCTTGTCAGCGATACCCGATGGTTGCGAAGCGACGACTTCAACGAGCATTTCAAGATCGAGGGACCAACCAAACCGTTGAACGAGAAACATATGATGGAATACCAGGACCGCTACTATGCCGTCCTCCGGCAATACGGTGGACAGATAAAGAACCTTCCCCGGCACCTGTGGAGCGAGGCCGTAGTCGTGGCGATCAAAGGCCCGCGTTGCGGCACCCATACCGTGATGGCCCCGTACACCCAAGGCCCAGGAGACAAGGTGCAATATCTTCTGCCCGACCAATCGCCATTGGGCAAACGCGACGACGACACTTGGCGAATGAACCTGATACCCGCATGGTGGCAGTGATGACCGTGAAAGAGGTTGTCGAGGCACTTTCAAAATTGGACCCGGAGATGCCGGTATATTTCGACTGCCCCAACTGCGGGAAGGCCACCGAACTCTACCGCGTAAACCAAGTTGTAGTCGTCAAAGGCAAAAAGCCATGAGAAGCATGGGGCAGATCATAAACCTTGTGGTGGACAGCAAGATAACTACAAAGGAGCAAGCCGCCGCCCTCGTGAAAGAAGAGGCCGCAGAAGCAAGCGCGTTCTATAAAATCACCAACGAACAGGCCACCGCGAGATTGTTAGAAAGCATTGGCTACGTCACCGGATATTTTTCGCACGAACAGGCCGACCGCATCATGGAGTTATTCGACACGCAACACCCAATCTTCGGACGACAACACCCATCAGCGGAAGAGGCTTTCCGCATGGGTCAGGAATACGCGCAAAAACGCAACGCCAAAAAGGAGAACGATTGACGACCACGAAAGCCAACCACCAATGCCCCGACTGCGACCATGCACCCTACCCGACAGCCAAAGGACTCGCCACCCATCGCCGCTTCGCGCACGGATATGTGGGGACCGGAAGATCGTCCGTCGCCAAACGGAAGCAGCACCAGAAGGCCATCAACGGTCGGGACCTCAGCACTTGGCCCAACCGTACCAAGGGAAAGTTCCCCTGCCCGGAGTGCGACTTTGTAGCGTCGTGGGTAGGTGGACTCAAAAACCACATAGCCAGGAAACACAAACCGAAACGCACCGACACCAAGAGGAGCCAACTTGCCAAAATCACCGAAGCCATCCCTGTTAGCCAGAATGGACACCACGCCCATGCCGAAGAAGCCAGCGTTGCAGCTAGTGACCGCGCCCTTGAGGTCGCCCTCGCCATTACCCTCGGCAGATTCACCGAAATTTGCCGCAGCATGGCGACTCAGTACGACATTCCTGAACGCATGTTTGCCGCCCGGTTCGCAGAGCTTGTATACCGCACGCAAATACGGCAACCACATCGGGGTAGCGTGTCAATGCCCTCGCTGTGACGCACGGCCACCCCGCGACGTGAGGCCGTGGAACCGCTGGAGATGGATGGCGTTTCACGAGATGACCGCGCACAAGGGAGGCCGATGAGCGTGGAGTTTAGGAAGGCGTACCACACTGCAAGGGCCGTCGAGGTCATCGAGGTATGGGTTAGTGGTGTCTTCAAAGCGGCCATCTACCCCGACCACGACACTCACGGAATCAGGGTGATAAGTGACCATCTAACCGGGGAGCCGGTCGTATCGCCGGGGAACCCGACCATCTGCGCCTTCACCTTTACCGGGGAGGTAGGCCAGTGACGAAGAAGCCGGAGGAGCCGAATCTGCCCGAGCCGCAGGACATCTTCATCAACGGCATCGTTGCGGCCAGGGACCAGCAGCCCTACATTCAACTGACCACCAGCAACGGCATTATGAGCCAGTGGAACGTGACCGAGGCCCGGAAGATCGCGAACGACATCCTCGTGATGTGCAGCCGCACCGAGGCCGACGCGATGCTGATAAAGTTTTTTGGCAAGATGGATTTTCCCGATGGTGCCGCCTTTGAACTGATGAAGGAGTTTCGCGACTACCGGCACGAACTCGACATGATCGAAGTCGAAGGAAAGGACCAGACAGAAGAATGATGCGCGGCCTTCACAGGTGGATGACTTGGGTCTTTCGTTCGCGCCTCACGCCCGACGCGTCGTGTGTAGGTTGCGGACGCTTAGGTTCAAAGGCAACGATGCACCACGACCCCGTTTATGGCTGGTTCTGTAGCGAAGAAGAACTTCACTACTGGTGGCTGACCTGTCAAACTTGAGGACACTAGAAAAATGACACGCGACGAACACATCGAATGGTGCAAGAAACGCGCCCTCGAATACCTCGACAGCGGCGACACGCGAAACGCCTTCACTTCGATGTTGAGCGACGTGCGGAAACATCCGGACTGCGAGAACCATGCAGGACTCTTGATAGGAGCCGGATTCATGCTTCTACCCGGCTGGATTGACAACCGCGAGGAGCTTCGCCGCTGGATTGTGGGGTTTCGATGATGGACACCAGTGACATCGCCGCCGCCGCGCTGAAGGCCGATGGTCGAGGCCGATGCAGTTGCGCCCGACACACCAAGAGCCACAAGCCCAGCCGCAGTTGTCCGAAGTGCGGAGGCAAGGGAACACTAGAGGCTTGTCTGCGATGCGAGGGTTCCGGCTGGAACAGTGTCGCGAACAAGGTCTGTGCCCTCTGCGGAGGCCGAGGCTATCACTTGCCCTTGCCGCCGACGCCGACGTGAGCCGCGACCCGCTGCTACCACACGATTGTCCCGACGATGCCGTGCTTTGAATGCCGGAGCCAGCGAGAATGCGACAGGCCCATCGTGGCCACCCACGACCGCAGCGGCCAGATGTTCGCGGTATGTTGGCACCTGGAACGCCGGTTGGCCGACATCGGCGGATGGAGTTTGAAGCGAATGGGCAAGGAGCCAGAGCCATGAACCGACCGCGCAAAGACGTTTTCCCCTACACAAGCCAGCTACGTTACAACGCCCTCCTTTTTCTTGTCGGAATCAATGTGGGCATCTCTGTAGCGTCGAACCTCTACCGCAGCTTGCCCATGCACCGCGCAATGGTTTTGACGACGACAGCCGTGGGAATCTTCGGCGCAATGCAGATCGTCTTGCTTCTCATCGAGGGACTGAGGCTACGGCGCGTGAAGCGCGAACTCGAACAGGAGCGCGACGAACTTCTGACCAATATGAAAACCGAGTTAGATAAAATCTTCCCCGGCGACCCCGTAAGAGTGGCCGGGTTGGTCCTTCATTTCAGGGAGACGCTTACTCCATGACGACATGCCCCCATCGGTTCCCCCTTCGCCCCGACATCGCAGAGCCGCCCAGGTTCATGCAGACGCTACCCATCGACAAACGAGGCTACCCGGTCCCCTGGTTTGTCCAGTGGGTACACGGAGAGCCGGAGTTTCGCGCGATGGATTTGCGCAAGTTCAGGGCCGCGATCAATGGCCGTCTTTGCTGGACCTGCGGGAGCAAACTTTTTTTGGAAGAGATTTTCGTCATCGGCCCGATGTGCGCCGTGAACCGGATTAGCTCTGAGCCGCCGAGTCATCGCGAGTGCGCCGAGTATGCCGCGAAGAATTGCCCGTTTCTAACCAAGCCCAACATGCACCGCCGCACCGACGAAAAACTCGAAGCAATGAAGACCCCGGCCCCCGGCGTGATGATCGAGCGCAACCCAGGCGTGACCCTGTTGTGGTACACCCGCCGCCATGAGCTTCAGACCGTTCGCAACCGCCCAGGGGCAGCAGACGGTGTGCTGTTCAAGATTGGCCGACCGTTCAAAGTGGAGTGGTATTGCCGAGGCCGCACCGCAACGCGAGGGGAGGTCCTAGACGCCATCGAAAGCGGAATCCCGCTACTCCGCGAAGCAGCGGAGAAGCACGACGGCCCCGAGGGAATCGCGCACCTTGAAACGCAGATCACCGAGGCACGGAGGCTAGTTCCGCGATGATAAAAATATGGGTCATCTACGAGCGGCCCAAGGACTTTCCGGACCAGTTCGTCATGCGGGAACACCACATCAAAGGAGGCAAGAACGGAGGACCCAACGAAGTCAGGCCCACGGAACACTTCTACACCGCCAACTCCATCGCAGAGCTACGCCGCAAGGTCCCGGCAGGGAAGCAGCGCATCGAGCGCATCGAAGGCGACGAACCGCAAATCGTGGAGTGGTGGTTTTAGCCCCCAAGAGAAAAACCCCCTTGCGGGGGCTTTCTCCGTGCCGTACTATTACCTAAGCAGCAGGTAAAGCGCGGCCACTATCGCAGCCAGCGTGTTACGGTCAACTTTGATTGTGATTTCAATCATCGTTGTGTACCACCTTTCCAGAGGAGGCCCGGTGTTCATGCACCGGGCCTTTCTCTTTGATCGTTGCCAGAGGCAACGTCTTAGGAGGGGCTAGGTGAAGACTCCGGCAACCCAAAAGGAAAGTTCTGGAATCGCGACTGTAGTTATTCTAGCAGACAAAAAGGGAAGGGAGTAGACTCTAACCGCGCCCCTAATCGGCCATCCCACCCAGGAGCCGCCCCCAATGTCAATCGTCACGAAGTCACGCCCCGCCGCCGCCCTGACTCTCACCGAAGACGTTCAGATCATCCCAGCCGCCGACAACGCCAATGCGCCGTGCATCCTGACCATATCGGGAGCGTCCGATTTTCAGTTGCGCCTGTTCAATGTGACAGCTACCGGATTCATCACGCCGAACCAGGCCGGAAGGCTATCGCTGGTATTGTTCGGACTCCCCAACGCGCCGAACATGCCCAAGCCAGGACTAGACCCGACCCAATGGGTAGCGATGGCGACGACCCCCGGAGAGCCTGTAGGCAGACCCCAAGACCCGCTATCAACCCAGTGGATGCTGCAAGGGACCCGGATGATGTTCTACCTTGCCAGCGGGAAGATGCAGGGAGAGACATCAAGCAACATCGCGGACAACCCCGTACCCGCCCAAAATCTAGACAACACCCTGCTAGGTTTGGTGAAGAACTTAGACCCGGTTTGTCTCTTCGCCATCGGAGCCAGCTTCGCCCCTGAAGTGGACCCGATCACCGCCCCGGCCCCGCTAGTCCAATTAGTTCATTTCGAGCTAACCGATGGAGCCTAGAATCGCTTAGAATAACTGCATGGCGGAAATCACAGTCAAGTGCAAAGACGGCGACTACACCGTGATGGTGGACGAAGCCGATTTTGAATGGCTGAGTAAAAAATACTGGTTTGACAATCAGGGGTATGCCTGTACCTACAGCAGCCCCGGCAAGATTGTGGGAATGCACCGCCTCATCATGGGAGTGACCGACCCCGCCGTGAAGGTAGACCACAAGCACGGCAACCGCCGCGACTATCGCCGCACAGAGCTACAAATCCTGACAGGTTCGCAGAACTACAAAAAGAAGCACATCCCGATGGAGCCGACCGAGGAGCCGGGAGTTTTCTGGAGCGAGTTTAAGAAAAGGTATTCGGTCGTCCTCTATGGCGATCCGACTAGGTTGTATGGAGGCCGCTACCATGCCGGAGACTACAAGACAATTGAGAAGGCAGTCAGTGTCCGCGATGCAGAGATGAAACATGGAGGCTTTACGACCTCACGCGCCCCCCGATCATGGGACAAGCTGAAAACGCCCGTAGACGCGCCGGAGTCGCCCGGACGACCATAACCACCACCCCGAACGCAGAAAAGCCGTGGAGTGCCACCCCACAGCCCTTCTGTAAGCGATTAGCGAGTGAATCGCGCCTAGACTTCACCGAGATATTCAAAGACGAGGATACGCTTGCCGGAATCGTCAACTAGAGTGTCATCCGGGAGCCGCCGAGTGATGAAGGTAGTCCGGACCGCCGCCATCAGAAAAGTGACATAATCCACGCCGACCACCTGGACCCATGCCGTCACCATCCGCGCCCGATCAATGCGGCCCAGGACGATCACAGTTCGCGGCACCAACTCCGCCGCCGTCAGTTCGCGCCCTAGCTCGTTGTCAGCCATCACTTTCCCTTCCGTGCGAGTTTCGGCAACGTTTCCGGGTCATCGAAATAAATTCTATCGAGACACGCCACTAGCCCGATTTGCGTCTTAGTGCCCCACCCGGTTTGTCTGCGGTCCTTGTGTTCGGGATCACGCTTGAGTGAATCCCATAAAAGTGCAACTACCTGCTCTGCTCTTTCGTTGGCCATGTCAGTATTTTCTATCCCCAGGAATGTACTCGTTAAGAGCGTTTGCAATACGCTTTGCCATTGTTTTAGATTCAGTCAGCGCGACCCGTACAGGGCCATGCAGAACCGTGTAGTTATGCGCAGCGAAAATCATAGTTGGCGCATTCTCCGCCACCAAAAAACCGCCCCGTTCGAGAGCGTCATAGACGCTAACGCCGGAGGAAATAAGTTCGGTCCGACTGAAAACGTGATACTCCCGGCCCAGGCGAACGATTGAAGGAGCATGGAGACGCGCGGCCCGTAGTACCTGCATCCCCTCCCGGTAATCCATCAGCTACCCCCTTCTGAGAATGATTTAACAAACCCGATAATCTGAGCAGCGCGAGACTCTGTAAGACCGTCAATTTTCAAAGAGACACTAAGCCCCGCGCCGTCATGCCGATTCCAAACATGGCCCTCGACAGCGGCCCCGCGCCACTCGTGAGCAGAGATGTATTTAGCTTCAGCGACGGCAGCTAAACGTTTGTTCGCGTCCTCCCGCATGTCCCACCGAGCGAGATGTTCCGCGACGACCTGCTTTGTTTCGAGAAAGAGCGGAGTATAGTCCGGCAGGAACCGCCGTTCTATGTCCTTCGCAATCGCCTTAGCCGGACGATCAACCGACACCGAGATGCTAGGACGCTGATTATTTTTGAACCCGCGCAAACCAAGGAAATCAGGACCCGGCTCGTATTCGCCGGACACGTTGATTTTCACCGGATGCTCATAGAGCCGGACGTTGAGACAGATGCGCCGACCGTCCTTGTTGACGAGATAGCACAGACCCTCTCGCCGGACCTCTTCGTTTGCGTGATGCCGCATAGTCCAATCATCACCCAAGATGGCCGCGACCTCACGCGCCTTTGTCTCGAACGTATCCACCAACGCGACACGCTCAGTTTGCTCTAAAGACCTATACTTACCCACTGTAGTTATCCTTTGTGGCCGGATTACGCGCCGACCGCGCGTTTGAGGGTTTGCACCCGCTACGATTTAGGCCGCGAAAACCAACGCGTAGAGATCCGCGCGTTTCATGTTTTGTTCATCAATAAGGGCCAGGATAAAACCACGTTCCGGCCCGGACAACTGCTGAAAAACTTCCCACTTCACGGAATCCAAGAGCCACCAGGAACCGTCACACCGACTCCAGAGATAGCGTTGGGCACTCATCAGGGTGAGGACTATCTTTGCGTGTTCGGAAAGAATATGCATGTTTCAAAATCTCCTATCTAGGTTTGAGGGTTTGCACCCGAATAACTACATAGTCAGAATACCACAGACTCAAGCAGCTTCCGTAGCCTGGGTGGTGAGGACCTCTTTTTTATTTTCCAACCATTGCGCCGCATGGTTCCGCAGACGCACAGACTCGCAGATATTGCGACAGACAGCGAGAGAGATGCGGACCTCATTTGCCTTTGACCAGTCACCATCAAACCATTCTGCCCAACCTTCGCCAAAACCAGGGTGCTTCTTTTGTTCGTTGGCCCAATTGCGGATTTCCTCAGTGAGACAGTACCGGGCAAACCCGGTCGCGTATTCGCTTATGAGCAGACGGGAGATAGACGCACATGTCCCGTCCATGTACCGCGTAATCTCAGTGTAGCGTTTGTCATGCTCTTTTGAACGGGTGCCGATCTTCTGAAGTGACACCGAAACGTAGCGACGCTTGGACCAGTCGTTGTCAGACTCACGCCATGCGACCGATGCAGCAAAGTCCAGTTCAGCCTTAGACGTTTGCGGACGAAACGCCCAAGACATGCGTTCCGCCATTTCGTCACTAGTGAGCATCGCGGCAGCAAGTGACCCAAGGTAGTCACCTAGGAACTCCTGGGTTATAGGCAAATCGCCGGTATGTTGAATCATCCCGTCACCGTAGGTTTCAAATCGCCGGAAGCTAGAGCAAATCTCCGGCGACCGCGAGTAAGCGTCTGAATCGTAGATGTATCCATACTTGGTTGAATGTGCGAGGGAAGCGAAAACGTATTTAGCCATAGTGCAGTTATTCTCCTAATTGGTTTGAGGGTTTGCACCCTAATGCATCCGACTTGGAACGGACCGCCAGCGCATTACACCCGGCGAGTCTAACAGACCTCGCAGGGTGTCCTCTGCTTATGCCGCTATTTGTGCGACACCCTTAAGCTCTGCCATCTTCTCAGCCAATTGCCAAAGCGCACGGTTCAGACGAACGTCTTGATCTATACCGCGAACCTCCCGCGTAGTCACCATGCGACCGCGCGAACGTGAATCTCCAGGGTTACGCGCCGACAGACCCCCGCGAATGACATTCTCCTGCACTACGTTTAGCGTCCGGTATAAATCGGGTGCCGGACGCGTCCAACCGAACCCGCGACCGTCAGATGCACGATCCTCTATCCGGCGTGGAGTTAGCAGTTGAGATGCAGTTATGGGAGTGTCAATTTTGCCGTCCGAATCTGCGAACCGGAGAGAGTGTGCAGCTTCGGCAAATGCCGTTTGCTCACCGGACGAAAGTTGCAGACCGCTCCAGGTGTCAATGGTTTCGAGTGCCCGGTTCGATTGTCCGATTATCTCGAAAGACCCTTCGATAACTTGGTTAACAATGTTGCCTTTGTGGTGTATGGAAAGTTCACCCATATTGCGGTCGCAAACAATCATTCCGTTTGTGCAAATAATCCGAAAGATTCCAGACAAAAGTTTGTATGCGGACGTGCCGTCATGCGAATTGATTAAGACGACCTCTGGAATGTTGTCACCGACACCGGCCCTCTGCATTGCGTCAGGGTGCCGAAACCGTATCATGTGCTTCGTGAACTCCGTTTTGCCTTCGATACGTGACTTAGACTGGACCGCCTTGAATGGTGCGAAACCTTCGGCAACCAAACCATCAATAACTTCAGACGTTGGGATATAGGTGTAGCGAGAGGACCTAGACTCATGCGGTTGAGTAGCGTATGCGGACGGGACAAGTTGACGTAGTTGGTTCGTGTCGAGGACATTGGAAAATTGGCGATTGAAACGCATGTGTAAATCTCCTATTGGTGAAGTTGCAAGGTTTGAGGGTTTGCACCCGGTTTAGTTGGCAATAACTACACTTTGACGATAGTACCAAACAAAGGTTAGCTATGCAATAGCTAACTCGCTTTGTAGTTCCATGAGTGCCAAGCGAATGTTGGTATTCGAATCCTTGATAATCCGCGCAAAGTTTGGAGCGGTCGCACCCTCGGGTGCTTCAGACTGCCAGACCCTAGCGAGAAAGTCAGACGCTTCCTTCTGCATACCCTGGGTAGAAAAATTGAACGTCATAAAACGCGATGCAAAACGGTCCTCAAATTTTTCGACTTCGTTGGTCGTGAGGACAATAATGGTGCTGGGTGCCGGACGGGTGCCGTCTGTCATAGACAGAAGAGAATCGCGCGATGCTTTCGACATGAGGTCCGCTTCGTCAATCAAGATCAAATGAAACCGTTTGCCGTTCGCGGGTTCGTAAAAGCAATTTTTGTAAGTCCGCTCCAGGGTATCAACGCTACAGTCTTGCGACCGGACGTGATGAATTTGCGCGCCTATCTCGTTCGCCATTGCGACCGCGAACGTAGTTTTGCCGACGCCGGAATTGCCGCGAAAAATGTAGTAGGAGTTATAGGGTTTGGCCGCTAGGCTAGCTGCTAACCGCTTCAGCTTCGGCAAACCTACAAAGTCTGAAGTTTTGCGCGGACGGTGTCGGTCGGTTAGTTGGTCTGATTCAGGGAGTGAGAAGGTTTCAAACATGAGGGAATCTCCAGGGGATATGGTTTGAGGGTTTGCACCCGTCTACAACTGATACTTGGACGAAGGTAATGGAATTGTGTCACCACGTCAAATAAAAAGTTTGGGACGCGAACCCACAAGCAAATAAAACGACCTGCAAACGACCTGCAAACCCACCGCAGACGCGAACCCGCGAACCGAGAGA